TCGGCATATACTCAATCATATGATTTAAAAACTTTGTGGGCTGACGTACATGAAAGTGGTTCTGCAATAGAAATTCGTCGTATCTACCACTATATGCCACCGGCGGTTGCACGATATTATGACCCATTTGCAACCACGGGTCTTGGTTTAACAAACTTAATGGCAGAGTTTGGATTCGATGGATATTCACCACCAGTTACCTTCGTAATGATGCCTGCATACGAAGATTTACTTCGTATTCAAGCAATTGAAATTAATGATATGATTCGTAAGAGTCAGTATTCATTCGAAGTTTCCAATAACGTTATTAGATTCTCACCAATATTTAAGAAAGAAGCTACCGTATGGTTTGATTATATAGTAGTTGGTGATAAGCAAGGTGCGAATCAAACTTATAATTCAGCAAGTAATGTGACATCGGATTATTCCAATGTTCCATATAATCATATACCATATACCACAATAAATTCCATAGGAAAAACTTGGATATTTGATTATACACTTGCATTGGCTAAAGAAACATTGGGTATGATTCGTTCAAAATACGAAAATATACCTATCCCAGACGCAATTATTAAATTGGATGGTGAACTTCTCCGCAGAGAAGCAAAGGAAATGAAAGAACAATTGATAAAAGAACTTCGTGAAACATTAGAACAAACTGGATTACAAGCACAAATGAAAAAACAAGCAGAAAATGCTAAATTTATGCAAGAAATGTACCAGAAAGTTCCAACACTTATCTACATAGGATAACATGCCACGTTTCGTATCTCAGAAAGATTTTAATTTTTTTCAACACATCAATCGTGAATTAGTTAGTGATGTAGTTGATGTAGATGTAATTTTATATAAGATTGCATTAGAAACTACTGCGGTAAATTTGTATGGTGAAGCAACAGAAAAGGCAAGATACACTGGTGTGGAATTAAAATCACTTGTACGATATCCAAAAAATATTAGTAATACAAAAGATGGATTTGGTGTTGATGTAGAACAAAATGTTGAATTTAGATTTGTCCGTGCATTACTCGAACAAGTAAAAACCTATCCAGAAGCTGGTGATATTATTTATTATGACGAAGCATACTATGAAATTGATAATGTCAATGATACACAACTCGTTGCTGGTCAACCGCAATACACTACATCAATTTTGTGTAACGCTCACTTAACTCGTCGTAGTGGTATCCAAATTGAGGAGGCTAACACATAATGACGGATTACAGTAATAGAAAATCAACCGATAAAATAAAAAAAGTAACCGATAATATCGTACCATCACCTACACAAAATCGTGGATACGATACCAAAACGGAAAATAGTGATACTCCGATTACTGTTACACTATTAACTATTGACGATACTCTTATAAAGTATTTAACAAATCGAATACAACCTATTTTAACACAAGATTCCAAGTCTGTGAAAGTTCCGATTATTTACGGTAATCCAGAACGTTGGAAAAGTGTTCAACGTGATGGTATATTACGAGATAATAAAGGTAAAATACAATTACCAATTATTATGATTCGTAGAACCAGTATGAAGAAGAATCTGAGTACCAATTCACCCGTAAACAAGTACTTAGAACGTGAGTTTGAAACAGGATGGAACAAATATAACCCCTACGATAGATTTGCGGCCGTAAACGGCATTAAGCCCGTTAAACAGTACGTTACGACAATCACACCAGACTATTTCGACCTTACGTATGAGTGTATGGTATGGACGGAATATATGGAACAAATGAATCGTCTTATAGAACAAATATCATTTGAAGATGATGAATATTGGGGTGATAGAGGACAATATAAATTTAGAACTAGAATAGACGAATACAAAACCGATACGGTACTCCCAGATGTACAAGATAGATTAGTGAGAACCAGTTTTAATTTGTCTGTTTCGGCATATCTGTTACCGGAAAGAATGGTTAACAAGACCAACCAAATTATGCAAACTTCTCAACAACGATTCTCTACCAAAAAAATCGTTACATTTTCAGAGATAGAAGAAGGTTAAAAGTAAGGTTTGGACAAAATAATCTATATTTATAATACGAGTACAGATATCTTTAAGGAGGTTATATGAGTGAAGTACAGAAGTTAACAGACGAAGAATTAACGTCTGTTAAAGGTTTGCGAGATGAGATTGTTAATGTTATTTCTTCCGTGGGTCAATTAAAACTAACGCATGATTTAATTGAGGAAGATTTAACTAATACGAAACTAAAATTATCTGAACAAACAACAAAATATAAAGAGTTGTTGGTTAAAGAGAAAGAATTAATTGATACTCTTTTACAAAAATATGGAATGGGTTCTTTGGATGTAGAAACTGGTGTATTTACCCCTGAGCAATAAGTAATATTGGAGATTCCGTATGGCAGAACGCATTGTGAGTCCTGGCGTTTTCACACAAGAACGTGACCTTAGTTTCTTAGAACAAGGCGTTGGTGAAATTGCTGGAGCATTTATCGGACCAACACCAAAAGGTCCAGCTTTTATTCCAACGATTGTTGAAAATCAACAAGCGTTTGAAAACGTATTTGGAACACCTGATGGAAAGTCATTTTTGGGATTAACTGTTAAGAATTATCTCAGAGAATCAGGACGAGCAACAGTTGTTCGTGTTCTTGGATTGGACGGATATAGTCCAACCACAGCAACACCAGCAATTTTAACAGCTACCGGTACGAGTGGTTCATTTGTTTACGCAGTTATCCACCCAACAGTATCGGGTAGTAGTATTGAAGCAATTAATGCAACGGGGCCAGCAAGTAATTTCTCACTTACCATTTCTTCATCAGCAGTCACGGATGTAACAACAACAGGACTCAGTACAACAACATCCGCAGCTTCTTATATTGGAAATTATCTTGGCTACGGTCCAACAGGCGCAAAGAACGGATATATCTACGGAATCTTCCCAGAAGCAATTACAATGGCAGGTGCTTCCGTTAGTATGTCAGCAGTAACTAGTTCCGATGCACTATTCTTAACTGGTAGTACATACGGTAAATATAGTTTTGCAAGTACACCTTGGATACAATCACAAACACTTGGTGGTTCAAAAGATAATTTGTTTAAGGTGCATACATTAACAGATGGTAATGCAGCAAACAAGGATGTCAAGATTTCCATCGTTGGTCCTAAGAAAGCACAAATTTCTGGTGACTATGGTACATTTACATTATTAGTACGTGACTTCACAGATACCGATGCACAACCATCAGTATTGGAACAGTATGATAATTTAAGTATGGACCCAAATAGTCCAAATTATATCGCACGACGAATTGGTAATAGTGCACCAGTAGAAAATAGTTCAGGTGAACGTTATTTTGAAGGTGACTATCGTAATAACTCACAATTCATTCGTGTTGAAATGGCACCTGGTGCTGATAACGTATCAACAGATGCATTACCATTCGGATTTGCATCATTGAACTCACCAATTGGAACATCTGGATCAGTTCTTCCAATTCCAACATTTATTAGTTCATCTTGGATTTCTGGAAGTACCCGTGGATACAGTACACAAGCAACATACAATGTAAATGAATTCTACGGATTCCAATACTCAGATACACCTAACACCAATATGTCTTACTTGGCACCACTTCCAAGTGGTTCAGTAACACGCGGTGCAGCATTTAACCTTGAAAATCTTCCAGCAAATGAATTGTATGATGACGCTGGAAACGCTGTAGCAGTTGCAAACTTCTTAACAACGCCATCAGTTACGGCATATTTGAAGTTTACTGTACCACTTCAAGGTGGATTTGATGGTGATAACCCAGCACGTTATATCAACATGTATGACGGTATTACATCAAATAACACACAAGGATTTAACTTACAAACTGCAACAAGTGCAGGTTCACGAGCATATAAGAAAGCATTAGATGCAATTAGCAATCCTGATGCATACGATATTAACTTGTTGGTACTTCCTGGTGTTGTTTATGAATTACATCCGTACGTAGCTAACTACGCATTGAGTGTATGTGAACAACGTGGTGATTGTTTCTATATTATGGATTTGACACAAGCAAGTTCAACAATCACAACCGCAGTTAACCAAGCAGCATTACTTGATAGTAACTACGCAGCAGCATACTATCCTTGGATTCGAGTACTAGATGATAATACAAACAAATTCGCATTTGTTCCACCATCAGCAGTACTTCCAGAAGTATACGCATATAGTGACAACACAGCAGCAGAATGGTTTGCACCAGCAGGTTTGAATCGTGGTGGAATTCCAGGAGCAGCAGGTGTTAAGTTACGTTTAAGTCAAGTACAACGTGATGAATTGTATGATGGTAAGGTTAACCCAATCGCACAATTCCCAGGACAAGGTATTTGTGTATGGGGACAAAAGACATTACAACGTCGCTCATCAGCACTTGACCGTGTAAACGTTCGTCGCTTATTAATCGCAGTGAAGAAGTTCATCGCAAGTTCAGCACGATTCCTCGTATTTGAACAAAACGTTGAATCAACTCGTCGTCGTTTCTTGAACATCGTCAACCCATATTTGGCAAACGTCCAAGAACGTTCAGGTCTATACGCATTCCGTGTCATTATGGATGAAACCAATAATACACCAGACGTAATTGACCGCAACATCTTGGTTGGTCAATTGTATCTCCAACCAACAAAGACTGCTGAATTCATCAAACTCGAATTCAACATTCTCCCAACGGGTGCTACATTCCCTGGGGCTTAATAAAATAGGTTATATTTTTAACAAACTGACTATTTATAGTTAAATCCGTTAGGAGATACGAATGGCAAACAATATAGTAGCCGAAAATGAAATATTTTTTACGGCATTTGAACCAAAGGTTAAAAATCGCTTTTTGATGTTAATTGAAGGAATCCCGGCTTACATCGTTAAGAAAGTAAGCCGTCCTGAAATTCGTCAAGACACGGTTAAGGTTCCACACATCAATACCGTTCGCTTTGTCAAGGGTATTTCTGTATGGCAACCAATGACCCTTACGTTGTACGATCCAGTAGTTCCATCTGGCGCACAAGCAGTAATGGAATGGGTTCGTTTACATCATGAATCAGTAACAGGTCGTGATGGATACGCGGAATTCTATAAGAAAGATTTAACCCTTCAAGTTCTTGGGCCAGTAGGTGATAAGGTTGAAGAATGGATTATCAAGGGTGCACAAATTACACGTGCAACATTTGGTGATTTGGAATGGGCGGAAACCACAGACAATGTGGCAATCGAACTAGAAATTCAACCAGACTATTGTGTATTGAACTACTAATCAGTAGTTAAAAATAGAAGGTGTGTCTCACTGTCTGATACTTATATAGAGTATAATTGGGCAGTGGGACACTTTCTTTTTTGGGTATAAGCTATGGCAGAACTTACTGAATTCAATGTAGGTCAAGGTGAAACATTTCGTATCGCAGCGACAATTATCAGCGATAGTGGAAGTATCCCACTTAATATAACAGATTATGTATTCAGTGGTCAAGTTAGAGAAAATTATACCACCGATGAAGTTGCTGCTACATTTAATATTACAAAACTTGCACCATTAAATTCTGGTTCAATTATTGTAGAGTTAACTCCTGATCAAACATTGACACTAACACAACGAAAATATGTATATGATGTAAATATGGTCAGTGGATCAGTTAGTCCAATAAAACGAAGAATCTTAGAAGGAGCATTGACTGTACGCCCCACAGCTACGAGATAATTAATGAGTGGATCATTACGTCCAATTAATTTAGGTATACCAGACATAACAGTTGTAGTCAGAGAAAATAGTGACGCTAATAAAGTTTTAGTAGATGTACCAAATATTAGTGTTAATATTGAAACATCACCTGATTATAAGGTAAGTGTACAACCCAGTTCGTTAGTAGTTCAACGAACGGGGTCTTTGCCGTCGCTGGCGGTATCTGCATTATTTGCAAATACAGCAAGTTATGCACTGGGAGTTAGTGGTTCAATTGATAGCGCGGTATCTGCTTCCTATGCACAAACTGCATCGTACGCGCTCAACGCTGGAGCTGGATCAGGGTTTCCGTTTAGTGGGTCGGCAGTTATTACCGGATCATTACAAGTACTCAACACTGGCAGTGTTGGGGGAATCACAGGATCATTTACAGGATCATTTAAAGGTGATGGTAGTGCATTAACTGGTATTGCAACCACGTTAAATATTACAGGATCTACCGGTCAAGATAGTGTAGATTTAAAAACCCAAGGATTATTAATTACGGGGTCAAACGGTATTATCACTAGGGTAACCGATAATACAGTAACTATTGTTGCACCACAAGGAACAGTTACCAATTCGGCACAAATTAATGTATTTGATACCACGGGTGGAAATAACGTAGCAACGTTGGGTCCAAATACATTTAATGGTAAACAAACCATATTTGGTGATTTAGAAATTGATGCGGGTAACATAGTAGTTACTTCTGGAAATAGTTTAATTGTTTCTGGTGCAATCTTTGCTCAAAATGAATTCATTGCTGGATTTGTACAGGCAAATGT